AGAACACCGGCGTCTATCATCTGCCGGGCGACCGCTGGTATGGGCGCACGAAGCACGGCGCATATGAGTGTGAGAAACAGGCAGAGGCGGGAGGTGGCCACCGGTCCGGCCCTCGCGGGGCGCATCGTCGGACGGCGGCCCCGCGGCGCAAGCAGAAGGGCAGGGCGCCCAGCACAATCGAAGACCAGATGAGCAACGCCAAGCCTTCCGACAGCGTGGAAAACCCCTTCTGATTTCGTCCTTGTACTTTTTCCAGTAATATGCATTATTCAGGGCATCATGCCCTGATCTTGCCTACCAAGCCGCCCCGACAAGGCGGCTTTTTTCGTTGGATTTCCCATGTCCCTGAGCCTGCTCAACGCTGAAACCGCCATCGGTTCGCTCGGGCGGCTGTGGGCATCCGCGCCGGTTACGATCGGCAGCCTGACCCTGACGGGCATGGAAGTGCCGGACCTGATTCGTGATGGCGGATCGCAGCAGGTAGCGGTCCACAAGCTGCCCGGCGGCAACAAGATTATCGATGCCGTTGGCAACGACCCAGACCGGCTGGAACTGAGCGGTCGGTTCGTCGGGCCGACGGCATATGAGCGGGCTCTACTGCTCAAGTCGATGCGCATTGCGGGCCAGCCAGTTCAGTTCACGGGCGCGGGCCTGTCGCTTCTGGTCAAGATCGTGCAGTATTCGTTCGATTATCAGCAGAAGGGCATCGTCATTCCCTACCGGCTGGTGCTGGAGCAGCCGCCACAGACGGGCGTGACGGCGACGGGCAATTCGTCCGCTCTCTCCGCTCTGATCGGAAGCGATGCAGCCTCGGCCATTTCCGGCATTACGGGCGCGGTGAGTGACGTTTCAACCATAGCGGGAAATATTGCAGGACAGCTATCAACGGTTGTGGGTCAGGTCACGCCCATTGCCGACATGGTGGGCGCTGGCGGCCTGTTCGCGGGCGTGCAGGACAATTTGACCGTAGTGGGCGGCCTGTCCGGTGCCGGGGTCAACCTTGCCTCCACGCCTGAAAGCGCCGCAAGCCTGCTGACCGGCCTGGAAGCCTCTGGCACTGGCCTGACTTCGGCCATCGGTGAAACGGGCGCGAACCTTGAGGGCATCAGCCTGACCAATGCGGCCGGCCTGTCCACCCTGACCCAGAACGCGGAATTGCACAGCACATCCGTCACGTCCGGCGGTCTGGTCAACCGGGCCTATGCCAACACGCTCACGGCTACGGACGGCACGCAGAATGGGCCGCTTGTAACCGCACAATAGGATCAACCATGGCAACCACGATCAAGGTCACGGCGGCGGATGTGTCGCTGTATCACGTCGCGGCGGCGCAGCTTGGCGATGCAACCCAGTGGTGGCGGATCGCGCAGTTGAACGGCATGACGGATCCTGACCTGTTCGATTTTACAACGCCGGTGCAGATCGTCCTGCCGACGGTGGACGCTTCCCTTGACGGTGGCGTTCCGGGGGTGTCGGCATGAGCGAGACAATCAGCGTCACAGCCAAAGGCCACCGCATCTGGCGTGCGCCGCGTGCGCGACTTCTGGTCAACGGTGCAGAACGCGCGGAAACCGGACTGGAAGAATTCACGCTCACACGCACACGCTATAGCCGGGCCGATACGCTGGACATGACGCTGGCGCTGGACCGGACCAAGGTTCCCGCGAACGGGTTGTGGTTTGATCTTCCGGCGCCCGCAAATGGCGCTGCACTAGCCGATATCGACATCACCTTGCAGATGCGCGATGAAGCCCGGACCGGCGCACAGTGGACCACCATGTTTTCGGGCATCGTGGATCATGTGGAACTGTCCCCGGCGGAAACGTCCGTCCACATCCAGTGCCGCGACTATATGGCGAAACTGCTGGACATGCGCGTGCTGGATGGCTGGATGAACATGACCGGGGCGGACGTGGTGAAGGCCATGATTACGGATGCCGACCTGACGCCCGACGTCACCATGACGGATGGCATGGTGGGGCAGTTCTGGCAGGTCGAGCACAAGCGCAAGTCCGCCAGCAGCCACAGCCGGTTCCAGACCGCCTTTGACCTTGCCAGTTATCTGGCGAACATGACCGGGTGTGACCTGTATGCGGAAGGGAAGACGATCGTTTGCGCGCCGTATCCGACCGCTACGAAAGCCAACACCCAGACGCTGGATTACAGCGATACCGGCCCCCTCAATCCGATCCAGATGGGGGCGTCCGGACTGCGGTTTACCCGTGACTACCAGATTGCCAAGGGTGTCGTGGTCCACGTCACATCGTGGGACAGCAGGCAGCGGAACCGGGTGGAATATTACTGGTCCGTCGAGGGTGGTTCGACCAAAAAGGCCGAGAGCACCGGCAATCTGCACAGCTTCACGCTGCCCGGCGCGCGCCTTGATCTGGTCCAGCAGTATGCCCAGCAGAAGTATAACGAAATCGTGGCGCATGAACGCGTCATCAGCGGGCAGATACCGGGCCGGATCACGCTGGCCCCGCGCCAGTTCATGCAGATCACCGGCACGGGCACGACATGGGATGGCACGCTGGATGTGGATGCCGTCAACAGCCGTTTTTCGTGGTCTGGCGGCTTCTCCCAGCAGATCACCCTACGCACACGGGACGTAACAAAGGACGAAGATAATGGCTGATATGCGCATGGTGGGGTCAAACATCGCGAACGCGCAGGCACAGCCGGAGTTTGGCATCGTCAGCGCGGTGGACCCGGTGAACCATGCCGTCAAGGTCATGACCCAGCCCTCCAATATAGAAAGCGGCTGGCTTCCTCTGGCGGCCATGCAGGTCGGCAGCCTGCGCATCGCGTGCCCGGCGGATATCGGCACTCATGTGCTGGTCGTGCATGTAGAGGCGGACGCGGAACATGGCGTGGCCGCCGTACCAGTCTACGACGCGGTGGTGATGCCTCCCACGTCTCCCGCCACGGGCAAGCCCGCGCAGCCGGGGGAACTGCTGATCGTGGCCGGATGCGGCATTCCGCCCGCGAACGGCGGAACGGCATCAGGGAAAGCCACTGAGAACGCGCCGTGGTGGCACATAACCAAAGACACGATTTACAGCGGGGCAGGGAACGCCACCGAAACCCTGACCAACGGCTCCAAGGCGTGGAAGGTGGGCGGCGTGAGCATGGTTCTGGACGCGAATGGACTGGCCGTTACCGGCGGCCCGATCGCCACCGATAAGGACATGACTGCGCAGGGCACCGTGACCGGCGAAACGGACGTGCTTGCTGCGGGTATTTCCGGCAAGAGTCATACCCACAGCGGCGTGCAAACGGGCAGCGGATCGACGGGGGCACCTCAATGAGCGCCCTATCCCACACCATAGGCGCTGATCTGGATCTGTCTAGCGCCGGTGGCGTGGCCGTGGTCACGGGTGCTGACCAGACGCAGCAGGCTCTGCTGCGCCGCCTGTGCACCAACGCGGGCGCTTACATCTGGCAGCCAGACTACGGGGCCGGGCTGCCCGCGCGGGTCGGCAGCGTGATGGACGAAGCGGGTATCCGCGCCTTGGTGCTGGAGCAGATGCAATCCGAGGCCGGAGTGGATCAGACGCAGACCATCACGGTTACAGTGACCAACCCCAAAACCGGGGCCTACCTGCTGGCCATATCTTACACGGACGCCACTACAGGAACCGTGCAGGAACTGACGCTTACCACCTGATGCGCGGCCATGGGTCGCTTATAATCGGAGCCTCCTTTGGCCATCACCTTCCAATCGTTCAAAACCACGCTGGGCAACATGGTGGCTGCGGCACAGGGCGCGTGCCCGTCGCTGCTGGACCTCGATGTCGGTTCCCCCGGCCGCGCAATGCTTGAAGCCGTGGCGGGGCTGGGGCTTTGGTTCCAGTTCATAGCGCTGCAGATCCTATCCCGGACGAGGTTGTCCACGTCCATCGGGTCGGACGTTGATAGCTTTGTTGAGGATTTTGGGCTGACGCGTGAGGCAGGCACGGCTGCCACCGGCACCGTCACCTTCACATCGTTCACGCCCGCCAGCCAGTCGGCCACCATTGCAGTGGGGACCACGGTCAAGACCGCATCGAACCTGATCTATGATGTAGTCGAGGACAGCACGAATGCCGCCTGGTCGGCAGCCGACAGCGCCTATGTCCGGCCAGCGGGCACGGCATCCATCACGCTCCCTGTCCAGTGTGAGACCACCGGCAGCACCGGCAACGTGGCGGCGGGTGCGATCTGCCTTCTGGGCACGGCGATATCGGGCAT